CCCCCACCTGGTTGTTAGCCAGGAAGCTGTTCCCTGTTACGGGATATCAGCCTGCACGATTTCGGAAGACCCAAATAGTAAGTATGGGTCCCACGTGGTCGTGTACTCTACCCGGTTGGGCGCCAAGACGTGGCGCCCTTCCTCGACGGGTGTGTAAGTCAACGGCTTGACACCGTCAACCTCCCAGCTATCCCAGTCCATCGTTTTCGGCTCACGCCGAGATGGATGAGTAGCTTCTCGCACCATGAACCAATAAAGGAGTCTTCCCTCATCAGAACATGAGACGCTTGATTTTCTGGACACTAGCCGCTTTCGCGGTGCATGCCCAGTCACCAAAGCGTATGGGTCGTCGATATTCTGTCCTCCGAAGAGGTCAGGACCTACGATTCGTGCCCACTTTTGGTGGAACACTGAAAACTCTTCCGTGAGGAAGAATCCCCAGCCCCGTCCGTCCCATTCTAGGAGACGGTTAAGGACCCGGACTATGTCCGTTTTCTTGCGAATGGGCTCCCTAATAAAGAAAGGAGTTACGTCGAAGCCCTTGTAATAGTGTTTGCCGCAGCTTTCCCGGAATGAACCGGTCCAGTTGGACTTCTTGGAGTTAACCTTGAAGCCAAGCCAGGAGAAGATTCTGGCCAGACGGCGCGCAATACGACAAGGCACGATGATATCATCACCGTAAACAGAGACGGTTCCCCGACATCTGCTGAAGCGTTTGACCGAATGGGCAAGAGCCCAAAAGATCAGCGACTCCAGTTCGAAGGTGAACCCGTTTCCCATACTGGAAAACATCTCCAGCTCATGGACTTCCCCGTCGACAATCGTCGATTTTACTCTAAGATCATCTAGGAGGTTGTACCAATCATCCGGCAACAAATGACGCACTAGCATGGTGCTAATACTGTCAGAAGCACTGGACAGATCAATAGTCGCGTTTCCCCGCTTTAGGGCGGATTGCGCTAACCGTTGATTGTGGGTCTGATCATTCAGGTCGATTCCCTCCTTGCGGAGGTTCCGCCTGATATGATTTCCGACCGCACGCTGAAGTAACATGTTGATCTCTGGCTCTTTACAGGCCACTCGATCAATCTCTGTCGCTTTAGGTACAGTGAACATGACACTTGACTCTTGTATGCACATCTCCTGGTCTAGAAGGTCGGATTGATCCGATACCCTCAGCCAGTGAGTTAATGCACTCGAGCTTACGTGTGCTACACCGATGTGCTTTTCAGCAGCGGCACTAGGACTACGGCTGATGCGTGTTGACGCACCATTAGTATGCCAACTCCCCCATAACACAAAGGGGTAGTGAAGCGGTCCTAATACCCGGGTCACCAACTGTTTCGCGTTAGCTAGCAGCTGGTCAGATGTGACCCAACCGAAGTCAACGTCCCCAACATAGAGACGCTGATTGGTTCTACTGTTACGACCCTCAGTCGAAAGCCATTTCGCAATGGCCGCCGCCCTCCGGTCGTCGGGAGAACACACCTTGCTATCGAGGTACTTAGATTTGTACTCTGACAGCAAGTATGTACCCTTGAAACCTAAAGAAGGAGCAACTGCATGTAGCAGCGCATCCAACTCGCCTTCAAAGGCTTCCCCCAACTTCGGTGGAAGGTGATTTTCATCACGCAGACCCCTTCGGCGCCTTTGGGCTGCTTTGGGGTTATTCCGCCTTTCGTGTGTCTCAGACATCACTATCTCCACTCAGTGGTTGGTTAGAACGATGGTAGCGTTTTGCTATCCCGCATCTCCTGGAGTAGATTTTCCAGCGAATCGGCGTCGACCTTTTCAGGCGACGGGACTGCTTCGAACCAATCCCACGGCAGCAAAGAAAGGGCTGCTTCGTGGTTCCAGAAAAACCCGGCGAAACCGATGGCTCCGCCGAGAAATATGAGATACACGGAAACAAGTACGTACCCATGTGGTCCCCGCACGCCCCCCAAGGTCAGCTTGTAGGCCAACCTTGAAAAACGTGTAAGGACTGGTAAGAATGCGCGAAGCATCTTAGCCACCATAGGGGTACTTGCCATCCACGATAACTTCATCCATGAAGCTGTCGTCGAGAATCGCGTTCGCGATAAGTTTGCGAACGTCCTTCCGTTCTGCCACGGTGGAGTTGGCGGCAAAGATGAAGTCCACGGAGGCTCGCGCCTCGCGGATCACTTTGTCGTTGTCCACCCCGTTGATGGTCTCTGTGACCACAACAGGCATCCTCAGGGCAACACGAACACGGTTTACCGTGCCGTTCTTCTTGAGGGACACCGAGAGGGAGTTGTCGCGAACGGCAACCCCATCGGTCTCTACAAACCAAGCGACATCGTTAGCGTCGATCTTGGCTGGTTCGAAAGCGTGAGCTTCCGGAGTAGTCTTACCATCATTGATGGTAATGGTAGTCAGAGCGGGCATGTTAGCCTCTTTGAGCTATCAGTGCAGTGAGAACTGCAACTTGGTTTGAGTTAAGCAACGGGCTTTTAAGGTACAGCCTATTGCGGGGTGAAGGAAGGTATTCACGAATGAACCCTTCCGCCTTACAGTCTACTTCGCACCTCTGCACGATGATATGCGCAGAGTTAACGACACCGCCGATCTTAGAAAATCGGAAGTTCGCGCGAGAGTACCTTGTCCCGTAACCTCCAACGAAATCTAGGCCCGCAAAGGCCGCGATTCCAGAAAGGAAGCCACTAATCGGAACAAACCAATCTACTACAAAGGATAGTGGTAGAAGTTGCCATGGGAGAGCCAATGGATCAATAAGCGCGTTGAGCGCCGCCTGATGCCGGTCAGCAATCCTGTAGGTATACTTCACCTCAGTGACGAATAGACGCTCTCGCGCTTCGCCACTCCATCCCGGATAAGAGCCACCTGGTCCTTCCGACTCGATGCGTCTTTTGACGGACGCATGAGCAGGTCGTTCCAGTTGTGCAACTACGGCTTGCGCCGTGTTGTACACGTCTTGAATGGCCGGCTGTATGCCGAACTTCCACATAAGGAAGTAGTCTGCGATCCCTTTCGGAATATTGCGGACTCCATTGAAGCCTAGCTCCTTCGCTGCCATACCGAATGCACCCTTGCGGGCATATCTGTAACCACGAAGCGTTCGGATCGACATATCGACGAGTGTGTCCAGCGTGCTGGGCATCTCAGCAATAGTCTCACCTAGCGATACATCGCCATTCATTGCCGCGGCGTTAGCCTGAGCAATGGTAGCGTTGTACTGGTTAGTCATGGAGATTGAATTCCATGGCGTATAGTAGCTAGTCAGTACCGGAGTCTTACTGATGCCTTCGTGGCCCCAGTAGTGGTACCAACCTCCCCCAAGTGTCCTAGGTTTCTTTTCCCGGTAAGGACCGGGAACCTGAGAACATCTATGGGCGTAGTAATTGGTGGGAATCACCCTGTTACTCTGGTGTACTAAGTCACGTTCGCCCTGATCGTATAGGGCTGTACCTCTTAAACCAGAGCTTACCGGTCCGAACGTTCCATCAAGATACTCAACCTGATGGTATGAACGGGGACGGTAAGAGGTGTTGACAACGTCACGTGGCATGTTAGCTCCTTTCTTAAGGGAGCACCCATGCACCAAGGCGCAAACCCTGGTTGGCTGGAGTATTTCAACTCCCGTCACACATGTCAACTCAGCGACTACCGAAGTAGCCAGAAGACGGAGTTTTCCGATCTTCCTATCTAGCCTAGGCTGGATAGCCTCGTCGAAAGGCGAGCAGCCCCCTTTTCAGG